CTTCGATTGAAGATGCAAGCTTTATTGCTATTCAACGGGATATGACCCGCTCCGAAATTAGAAAACAATGGCCAGATGTTGCTGATAGTGTAGAAGACTGGGATCGTCTCGGTTCTTCTATTGGACAACAATTCGATGTGTATAGCGAAGAACGCTCGGTACGCAAAGAAGTTACTGGTCAAGAGTATTATGATGAGCCTAATGTGGGCGACCTCTTTGGTACTGAAGCTAACACTGAAGTAGCTGTTACAGAATCTTGGTTACGAGTAGATCGTGATGGAGATGGTGTAGCAGAGCTTAAACACATTATTACTGTTGGAAATCATATTTTATATGAAGAAGATATTGACATGGTTCCGTTGGCAGCTATTAGCCCCTTCGAAGTACCGCATGAATTCTACGGTCTTTCAATGGCTGATATGGTTCGATCGTCAACTCTGGCAAGCACAGCTATCTTACGGGGGTTCGTGGAGAATACTTATCTTACTAACTACTCTCCGAAGCTGGCTGACCCGAATGTTGTCGATTTCAGCGCACTCCAAAATATGAAACCAAAGCAGTTGATTGCTACCAATGGTAATCCAGCTGCAGCGGTTTCTTCTATGCCCCCCGAAGCTATGTCTGCGGGTACTGTGCCGCTCCTTGAGTTCTTACAACTCCACAAGGAACAAGCGACAGGCATGTCGAAGGCTGCACAAGGGCTTAACGACACCCTTTATGTATCAGGTAATAGTGAACAAAAAGTATCTCAAGTACAGTCAGCAGCTCAGAAGCGTATCCAACACATTGTACGCCGATTTGCTGAGACTGGGTTTAAGCGTTGTATACTTGGTGTTTACCATTTAATGCGACAGAATATGAAAGAAACTTTGTATAACACGCCTACCTCTACGGGTGTATATAGCATGGTTGATGTTTCTAAACTCCCAGAAACAATGGATGTTGAAGTAAATATTAATGTTGGAGAGAATAGCAATGACTCGCGGCTCCAAAAGGTTACAAACATCGGACAACAAATCTTACCTGCCCTTCAAGCGGCGGGACAAGGAATGGCAGTCAAACCCGAAGCTGGTCTGGCACTTGCTTATGAAGCCATTCAAGCTATGGGTCTTGATCCTACGAAGTATCTTCAGAATTACGAAGACCCAGGATTCCAAGAGCAAGCTCAAGCAGCTATGGCCGAACAACAACAGCAGGCTCAGGTAGAGCAGCAAATGCAACAACAAATGCAAGCTACTCAAATGGCCTTGAACGAAGCTAATGTTCGTTATACACAAGTTCAAGCAGATAATTCTCTGCAAGATAACACTAAACAACTGGCAGTAGCCCTTGACAAGTCTAACCAAGAATGGTCTAAACTTGCTTTGGAAGCTGCTAAAGATGGCATGTCCTTACCACCCCGTCCTGACTTTGAAGAGTTATTTCAACTCGCTATGACGGGCATTCAGGCCATGTCTAATCAATTACCCGTCTCCCCAGCGTCTGCCGTTCCTTCTGAAGAAGAAGAAGCTATGATGGCTGAGATGATGGCACAAGGACAAATATAAATGGACAAGTACAAAAAGACAGCTGAGAAGAAGCTGACTGGTAAAGTTCATCCCGACACACTCGCAAAGGAAGCTCTGGTTAATGCAGAGTTTTCTTCGCGGGAACGTGAAAATTTCTTTAACGATGCCTATGGAGAGGTCTTAGTAGATCTTTTTGTTGAATGGCTTAAAACTGACCCACACGAATCTAAGAGTCGTGAATTTTTATATAGCACAGCTATGGGGTTAGGCTCTTTAAAAGAGAAGTTAATCGCTATTGAAACTTATGGGAAGAACATTCCACACATTACAGAGGACAATAACTAATGAATGAGCATGAAGAAAAAGCTCTAGTTGCATTAAGTGCAGCTATCGAACGCGATATTAAAATGATTGCACAACATCCAGTACGAATTCTGGATACTATTAATACGTTGAGCAATATGATTACTATTCGTGATTATTTAGAAGCTAAAGCGGCTGTACCCTCGAAAGCACCCGCCAAAGCAAAAGGAGATAAGAAATAATGGATGAAACTGAAGTAAACGAAGTCGCTACCCTCGAAGAGGATGCCATTTCTACTGATGTTAATACCGATCGCACTGAAGACGACATCTTGGCTGACATTCTATCTAACACCGAATTCCTAGAGGAAGACGATGTTCCCCAGTTAGAATCTCTACCCGATGATGAGATGGAAGATACAGGCGATCCTGACGAGTTGGATTCAGAAGACCCAATGGATGAAGACGAGTCAGTGAATGATGATGAAGAAGAGATTGATGAAGAGTCTGAAGAAGACAGTGATGACGAAGATGCCTCCGATGAGGACGCTACCGACGAAGTTACTGCCTACGAAGAAGACGAAGTTGATTGGGATATTCATGTTCCCGTAACCATTGATGGTGAACAATCCCTCGTATCACTTGCCGAACTTCGCAAGGGATATGCTACGGAACAACATCTTTCAAAGAAGGGTCGCGAACTAGGCGAAGCACGGAAAGAAATCGAAGCCGAGCGAGAACAACGTCTTGGTGAACTAGTAAGTCTCACTGAGGCTGTTAATGGTATGCTTGCTTCAAATGAGCAAGAGCTTGCACAACAATATCATAATCTCGATGCCGAGATTGCTAAGGCAAGGGAAGAAGGTAATACCTTTGAACTTACTGAGCTTAAAGATAAACGTGAGCAAGCACAACAAGCCTACTGGGAAGCTCGCAATCGCCGTGAAGCGGTTGTAACCCAGACTCTTGAGCAAAAGCAAACTGCTGAAGCCCAAGAATGGAATACTAAAGTAGAGCAATTCTTTACCGAAATCGAAGAAGTAATCCCTGGATACGACGATAAGTATGCAGAAGACCTTCGGGGATTTGGTAATGAAATTGGTTTGTCTGAAGAATTCATGGCAACCGTGGCTGATGTGTCAATTGTTAAAGCGCTAGACGACTACCGTAAATTAAAGAATGGTGTCAAAACTGGTGCTAAGAAACGAGCTAAATCCGTCGTTAAGAAAGCCCCTGTTAAGAAAGCTAAACCAGCTCAACAGAAACAACAGGATGCTGACAAGATGACTAAGGCTCGTGCGTTCCGCGATGGAGCGTCACAAGATGAACAAATGGCTTTTCTCCGTAACTACGCCTCCAAATCTCTAAACCAATAAAAATCAGGTGATTTAAAATGGCAACTAACCCTTATGCTACTCGCCAGTCTGCTAGCATTGCCTCTGGCACAAGCAGCTCTAGCGTATCCGAACGTGAAGATCTAGCTAACTTTATTAGCATGATCACACGTGACGAAACCCCATTCACTTCTGGCATTGGCAAGTCGAAAGCGACTGCCGTATACCACGAATGGCAAACTGACACCCTCGAAGCTCCTGGCAACAGCCGCTTGATCGAAGGTGCTGACTATGCAACTCCGGACGGATCTGGCTCTAACGCCGATGGCGCTTCGGGTGCAGAAGCTTATAAGACTGGTCCTAATCGTACCCGTCTTGGTAACTTTACGCAAATCAACGGTAAAACCATTGCTGTCTCTGGCACGAAACGTGCTGTAGACCAAGCTGGTGTTGCTGATGAGTATGCTTACCAGCTGAAAAAGCGCGGTACAGAACTGCGTCGTGACGTAGAAGCCGACATCGTAAACAGCAACCAAGTCGCTAGCGGCTCTGGCGCTCGTACGATGGGTGGTTACACCGCATGGGTCAACAACACTGACACCGTAGTCTACAAAGACGCTGGTACGTCAACTATCAATGTTGCTGCCCCCTCTACTGGTGATCAAGGCGAAGGCTCGACTGGCATTGTTGCTGGTTCTGCCGATGCTTATGATGCAATCACATTGGCTGACATTGACACGGTAATGCAAGGCATCTACGAAGAAGGCGGTAACGCTACTACGCTGATGACCTCGCCGAAAGTCCGCCGTGACATTTCTGCTCTGGCACACGCTTCTGGCGTAAACACTCGCCGTAACATCGATGAGTCTGGCTCTCTGCGTCAGTCGATCGACGTATACATGAGTGACTTTGGCGATCTCGCCATTGTACCGAACTACATCATGGGTCTGAATGTACCTAGCGATTATGCTGCTAGTGGTGCAAACACTTCCTTTGGTAACGCATTTGCGTTCATCTATGATCCGTCTTACTGGGCTGTCGCGACTCTTCGTCCGATGAGCGAAGTTGACGTAGGTCAAAAAGGTGATAGCACTGTTGGTATGCTCGTTGAAGAGACTACCCTTGAGTGCAAAAACCCGAAAGCTTCAGGCGCTATCTACGGCCTCAAGTAATCTTTGTGGGGAGATCCTTCGGGGTCTCCCCCTTTATTCTAGGAGAAAACTATGTCTTTAGTTCTTAAAATTACAAATCCGACAGGCACAACATCTGGTGGAATTGCAGCGAATAAAAGTTATTTTTATCAGCTTAATGATACTGCCTTTGTAGTAACTGGTGATC